TCAAATATTTGCCTGTGAGAATCATTCATTTGGATACTTTAATAAGAAGAAAAATATATTTAAGTATTATCCTGGTATTCCACAGACAAATAATCTAGGAAACTACTATTGGATGTGGGCATATCATATCTACACTAATAAGATACAGAAGGATATTAAACTCACCGATCCAAAGTATAGAGAGACATTCTGTGGTAAGGTGATGGGTCTTTCTGCGTATGGAAACATCAAAGAGTTTAAGACAGATTATAGAATGCATTTTGAGGGTATACCACAGGTAGCACTTGAGTCTATGCCTGGTAGGGATTTTAACTATGGTAAACTCTCACCAGAGAATAAGGCAAAGCAACTCCAGTATAACTTTGAGCAGGGAATGCTTAAATGGATGAAGGAACTAAAGAAAGGTGATTACATTAGTGATAATCTATGCCTTGCTGGTGGAGTCTTTCTAAACATACTGGCTAACTCTGTGCTGCGTAAAAATAATGTAGTAGAGAATATGCATATACCACCATTTCCAGACGATACAGGACTATCTTTTGGGGCTGCAGCATATGGATTATTTAAGAACAAAGAGCAAGTAAAACTACCTCATAATATTTCACTATTCGGTAAGACATATAGTGATGAAGAGATTGAAGAAGCACTAGGAGATACCAAGTATAAAAAGTATGATAACTTTGAGGAACTATGTGAGGTTACTGCAAAACATCTAGCAAACAATAAGATTGTAGGATGGTTCCAGAACAGGTCTGAGTTCGGTCCTAGAGCACTTGGTTCACGTTCTATTCTTATGAATCCTCAACCTAAGAAAAACAAGGACACTGTGAACTCACGCATCAAACACAGAGAAGAGTGGAGACCCTTTGCTGGAATCATGTTAGAGGAGTATCAGAAGGATTACTTTGTAGAGGATTATCCGAATGAGTATATGCTTTACTCTCTTGTAGTAAAACCTCATAGAAGGAGAGATATAGGTGCTATCACACATCAAGATGGTACTTGTAGAATACAAACGGTGAATAAGGATTTACATCCAGAAGTCACCACACTTCTACAAAAATATAGAGACGAAACTAAATGTCCTATTCTTCTGAATACATCTTTCAATGATAATGGCCAACCCATTGTTGAGACCCCACAACAAGCAATCGATACCTTCAATAATATTGATTTAGATTACTTATGTATCGGTAGTTACATTATAAATAAAAACTCATAGGGAATATATAAAAATGAATTTTGCAGTCTACACTAAAGATGGTTGCCCGTATTGTGATAAGGTTAAACAAGTATTAGAGTTGACAGGGAGTAGGTTTGTGGTGTATAATTTAGGAGAACATTTTGAAAAAAAAGAGTTCTATGGTGAGTTTGGGGAAGGTTCTACTTTCCCTCAAGTTGTCGTAGATGGTACAAAATTGGGAGGGTGTATTGACACAATTCAATTCCTCAAAGAAAAACGAGTTGTCTAAAGACAATATAAATAAAACCAATCCACCAGTTAATCGTGGAGTGGAATTAATGCTTCAGGGAGGTAAAAAAAGAAAGAAAAAACCATTTCATATTACACTCAAAAAGATAAGCAATTTTTTTAATAAAGAAATAGAAATTTATTTTGAATTTTCCTTATCAATTAAAAACAAAAATTAATTACTAAGGAGGGAGATCAATGAGCACTATTGATATAGTTTTATTAGCAATATTGCCTGTATCATTTTTACTTTTCTTAGTAGGAGGAGTAGGGGGATGGTTAGCTAGAGATTATATGATGAACTATCAGGAGATACCAAGACCTCATCCTGAAATGTTTGATGAAATGGGTAATTTAGTTCCCGATGAGGTAATTGCATTTAGATTTGAAAACTATCATGACACAGACGACACAGACGAAGAAGAAGACTAAAAAATTTACAGTTAAATCTCTTCCAGAACTACCTAATAATCCTTTAATTTTTGAGATTTTAGATTTAGTATCTAAACAAAGATCTAAGGCTAAAAAGATAGAGGCATTGAGAAAATATGATCATAAGGCTTTAAGATCTGTCCTTATATGGAATTTTGATGAGTCTATCATTTCATTACTTCCTGATGGTGATGTTCCTTATGTTGGTTATGACGAACAAAATGTCTATAGTGGAACTCTCACCACCAAAATTACGGAAGAGGTTCGTAGAATGCATCAGAAAGGATCATTTTCTTTAGGTGCAAGTGATCAACAAGGTCATACTACTATTAATAGAGAAGCAAGACATTTTTATAGATTCTTAAAAGGTGGTGATCCTAGTTTAAATGCTATTCGTCGTGAAACAATGTTTATTAATATTCTTCAGGGTCTTCATCCTTTAGAATCAGAAATTATATGTTTGATAAAGGATAAAAAACTTTCAGATAAGTATAAGATCACTAAAGAAATTGTATCAGAAGCATTCCCTGATATTAAATGGGGAAATAGAGGAGGTTAGGCATGACAGCACCCGTAGGAAAAGAAACTGAGTTGAAAAAACCACAGAAAAAAGAATCCTTTTGGACATCTGAAGAACGAAAAAATTTTAAAACTAATTATGGGACTGAAATTGTTGTAGAGAATGGATCTGTGGAAGATGTATCTACAAAACAAGCACCCACTGATTGTTATATTATAAAGTATGTTCATGATGATAATGTACATTATGATCTTGCACGAGGTACTAAAGTTACTTTGTTTGATATGTATTGGGATAAGTTTAAGAGTGATCTAAAAAGTATTGGATATGCTAACGGAACTATCAAACCAAACCTTTGGGGTTATCAATCACCAACTAAAAAGAAAAGAAGGAAAGGATAGGGCCACCAAAATCAACTTTTAATTCCAATATATTCGGACAAAAAATCGGGGTATTTTTTGGAGCCACAGGATTTTCTAAAATAATTATGGTATTATGAAATTTATTCAAGATTCTATTACTGATGATTTATATCAAAAATGTGTGAAGGAACTTAATGAAAAGGTAGATCAAGATTGTTGGAGATCTAGTAGTGTAACTTGGGATACTATTATAAAACAAGGTATTGTTGGTAGTTGTATTATTACCCCTGTATCAGATACTATACATGATTTATTAGAAGAAGAATTGAAATCAAGTCTTCCAGAATATGAAGAAGTAATATGTCAATATTATATTTGGCAATCTCAATCTGGAATTAGTTGGCATAATGATGGAGGAGATAGGAGAAGATTATTTGGTGCTACTTTATATCTTAATGAGGTATGGCATCCTGATAATGGAGGATGGTTTATTTGGGAAAATGATGATGGTTATCGTGCAATTCTTCCTAAGAAAAAATTTTTAGTTATTAATGATAATTATCAATATCATTGTGTTACTCCAGTTTCTTTAGATTTTCGTTGTACAATTCAAATATGGGGTGTTTGTAACAAAAAATACATAGGTACTTGACTATATACTATACATGTGTTAGTATTAACACAATCGTTCAACCTGATACATTTCAGGTCGCAAGTAAGCCGACTCGGAACGGAATCGTTCATCCTCATGGAATTTCTTCTCGCTAGTTTATTAACATGTGAAAGTGCTCAGAGTATTATAGACAACATTAAACTCTCAACTCCTAACAGAGAAGAGTTAGTTGAAGTAATACAAGAGAACAGTGAGAAGGGATGCTTTAAGGACGCAAAAGCCGACTGAAGGAACGGGGTCTAATCCACCTCACTTTCAGGAGAAAGCCAATGGCACAAGTCACTTATCGTGGTGTCCAGTATGACACTAACGAGCGTAAGCAAGCAAAACCAAATAAGTCTGAATTGACTTACCGTGGTGTTAAGCACAGCAAAGCAGATGAAGTTCTACCTTCATACCTAGACGCTGGACTTACTGCTGTTTAGTTCCACAGAACTAAATTAATAAAGAGCACCTCTTGACAGGTGCTCTTTTTTTGTGTAAAATATCTAAATACCATATAAAAATTATGGAACCACAAAGAGACAAATTAAAACTTATTGTTCGTAATTTGGAATTATTAGTAGATTCTCTTAAAGCAGAAGTCTATTCTGATGTAGATGCATATTCTACAGAAGTGGATACTTCCAAGTTTTCACGATTTACTGATTATGATGAAATATTTGAGGATGATGATGAATGAGATCTAAGGAATTATTAAAAAATCTTAGACAAGCACTACAACAAGATTATCTGTATGATAGTAAGGAGCTTGAATTTATGAGAGAACAACTTTCTGTTTTAGAGCAAGAAGTAGAAAAACGTAAAAAAACAAAACCCCAAGGATTTGGTAAAAAATGACTATAAAACTTGTAAGCATTACTCCTGACGCAGAGCAGACAATGGCATATATTGCCAGAGTGTCAAATCCGTCCAATCAGGACAATGATAAGTATTCTGGACTTTTGAAGTATTGCATCAAACATAACCATTGGAGTGTTTTTGAGCAATCTTCCATGACTTTGGAAATAGAGACTACTCGTGCTATTGCGGCACAGATATTAAGACATAGAAGTTTCACATTTCAGGAGTTTTCTCAAAGATATGCTGCTAGTACGACATTGGGTGATATTGATCTTCCAGAACTTCGTAAGCAAGATTTAAAGAATCGTCAGAATTCGACTGATGACTTAGATCCTAAAATGGTGGAAAAATTTGAGAAACAGATGATTACACTTTTTAGTTCATCTAAGGCATTATATGAACAAATGCTCAGTCAGGGTGTGGCTAAAGAATGTGCTAGAATGGTATTACCACTCTGCACTCCTACCAGAATCTATATGACTGGTTCATGTCGTTCTTGGATACATTATATTAATTTAAGATCTGCACACGGAACTCAAAAAGAGCATATGGAGATCGCAGAGGCATGTAGGAAAGTGTTTATTGAACAATTCCCTTCTGTTTCTGAGGCTTTGGAATGGTTATAATATTAGATGATGTTGTAAATTTAAATTCTTCTTTTCAGAGTGATATTGTAGAAGTACTTCAGACACATAAACACCATACAGGTAAAACTAATTTTAATGAAAAATGGTATTCTTTGGAGGAAGATCATATATTCAGAAATCTTTGTTTACAGATGATGGTTAAAGCTCATTATTATGTGGATTTAACTTCATGTATTGGGTATGAATTTTGGACACAGAATAATACACGACCAAATGGTGGGTGGCATCAAGATAAGGATGAACAATTAAAAATGAAGACAGGAGAATTGAGTTTTCCTTTATGTTCTTTAATTTATTATCCTTTAGTAGAAAATCTTGAAGGTGGACAATTGCATGTAGAAGATGATATAATAACTCCTAAGACTAATAGGTTAGTTATCATAAGTGCAGGTCTATGGCATTCTGTTCGGGAATTTACTGGTAATAGAATTTCTTTTTTAATTAACCCTTGGAATAAACCTCTAAATAATCTTACATAAAATTATAATCATGGCGACATATCCTGTTGTTCACAAAGAAACTGGTGAACAAAAAGAAGTAAAAATGAGTATTACTGAATGGTCTCAGTGGTGTGATGATAATCCCGATTGGAAACGTGATTGGTCAGATCCTGCTACTTGCCCAATGGCTACGGAGGTTGGAGAATGGAGAGATAAGTTAGTTGCAAAAAATCCAGGATGGAATGAAGTTCTGGATAAAGCATCTAAAGCACCTGGTTCTAAAGTAAAAAAAATCTGACAACATGGCAAGACGTAAAAGAGGAAGTGTTGATCAACCTATTGGAGTTGGTTTAACTACCAAACAAATGAAAAGGAAGAAACCTTTAAATGCTGATTATTTGGTTGATATTGAACCTCTCAATGATAATCAAAAAAGATTATTTGATTCTTATAAAAAAGGTAAGAATATAATTGCTTATGGCTGTGCTGGAACTGGTAAAACCTTTATAAGTTTATATAATGTACTAAAAGATGTTTTAGCAGATAATAATCTTTATGAAAAAATTTACTTAGTTCGTTCTTTAGTATCTACTAGAGAAATTGGTTTCTTACCTGGTGATCATGAGGATAAGGCAGATATTTACCAGATTCCTTATAAGAATATGGTGAAGTATATGTTTCAGATGCCATCTGATGCCGACTTTGAGATGCTTTATGGGAATCTTAAATCTCAGGATACTATTAAGTTCTGGAGTACTTCTTTTATTCGTGGAATTACTTTAGACAATGCTGTTGTTATTGTAGATGAGTTTCAAAACTTAAACTTCCATGAATTAGATTCTATTATTACCAGAGTTGGGGAGAATACTAGAATTATTTTTTGTGGAGATGCAACTCAGTCAGATTTAGTTAAAACTAATGATCGTAATGGTATTGTTGATTTTATGAGCATCTTGCGTAAAATGAATTCCTTTGATATAATAGAATTTGGTATTGATGATATTGTTCGTTCAGGACTTGTTAAAGAATACCTTCTAGCAAAAAATGAATTAGGTATGTAATGTTTGATCATGTTGATTTGAATCTAGAACCTCTTAAAAGACAAACTATAGATGGTGTTCGTTATTATTCTATCCCTGATAAAGATGAATTAGTTAAGTTAGTATCTATTACTTCTGTTACGAGCCATTTTAATAAAGAAATCTTTATTAACTGGAGAAAGAAGGTAGGCGATGTGAAAGCAGATAAGATCACGAAAGCGGCTACAACCCGTGGAACTGATATGCATACTCTGACTGAACATTACTTAAAGAATGATGAAGTCCTTCCTAAAGTTCCACCCATATCGGATTTCTTATTTAAGATAGCAAAGGGTGAACTTAATAAAATAGATAATATCTATGCTCTGGAAGGCCCGCTATATAGTAGGCAACTAGGAATTGCTGGAACCGTTGATTGTATTGCAGAATATGATGGTGATCTAGCAATAATAGATTTTAAGACATCTAAAAAACCTAAACCACGTGAGTGGATTGAACATTATTTTGTTCAAGCAATGGCATATGGGTGTATGCTATATGAGATGAGAAATATTTCAATTAAAAAACTTGTAATTATCATGGCTTGTGAAAATGGTGAATGTGTCGTCTACGAAGAAACCGACAAAGCAAAGTATATCAAACTCCTCGGAGAATATATTAGAAAGTTTGTTGGAGATAAATTGGAGCTCTATGGAACCTAATAAAGAATTAGAAAAAGCAATTGAGAGTAAATTCTTAACTCCTCAAAAATTTGCTATTGAAATAGAAACTATTGTAGCAAATGAAGAACTCAATTATATTGATGCTATCTGTCATTATTGTGAAATTAATGCATTGGAGATTGAATCAGTAACAAAATTGGTATCTAAACCTCTTAAGGAGAAATTAAAATATGATGCCCAAGAACTTAATTTTATGAAAAAAACTTCTAGAGCTAGATTGCCCTTATAATGGAAACCCTTGAAGGAATTGCCTACACAAAACCTTTTCCTCATTTAATTATAAAAAATTTTTATAATGAAAATGAATTAAAATTAATTTGGGAAGAACTTAATTTTTATACTAAACCAGGAAAATTTTTAGACGCAAAGTATTTTGGCGGAGTTGTAGGTAAAACTAATTCACATGCTTTAGCATTAGATAGTGTTTATCGTGAAGAATATAGAAATTTATCTAATATTCTAACAGTTAATAGAAAATTATTTGACACTGAACTTCTAAAAACATTTTCCGACATAGATGATTGTTGTAGTATAGCTCTTACTTCTAATTGGGACATTACTAAAGTTAGGTATTATCATGATAATGAATATTATGAGCCTCATATTGATAACGATTTTCAATTTTTAGCCTTTTCTTACTTTTACAAAGAACCTAAAAAATTTGATGGTGGCGAAATCTATTTTCCCAAGTATAATTATGAATATGAGTGTGATAATAATTCTATGATAATATTACCAGGTTGGGTTAAACATGGTGTGAAAAAAGTAAGTATAAATGATTCTGCTTATTATGATGGTTATGGGAGATATTGTATCTCCAGTTTTTTTGGAAATAAAGGTTAATGAAAGTGACACCGTTTGAGACTTATAGAACTTATCTTTCTATGAAAAGTCATTTTACTAATCCTAAGTATGACTTTATAAAGTATGGTGGTAAGTCAAGAGCCACCATGACATCCTTTAATAAACGAAAGGATAAGTATTGGTTTGAGAAAACTTCAAGAAAGTATTCAGATCAAGAGATCATAGATTTTCTTTTAGCAAATTTTGTATCTACAGACAATCCTCAAAACCTCTGGATTGGGGAAATTATTAATTCAGGAGAAAGAAATTATTCACAATGGATGAAACGAAAGCAGAGTTTGACTTACTTGTTCAAAGAACAAAGCAACGAATTACTATTTCAGCAAGACTTGAAAGAAGTATTCAATTGCTCCAAAGGCCATCCCCCTTTGCTAAAAAAATATCTGGGTGGGGAGATTTCGTTAGAAACGCTTACAATACTGGAAAAAGTCTTTTCTTTCAGAAAAGAATTTGATAAGAAGTTAAAAGATCCAGTGTGGGAAACCGTCAGTATGAAGATTAAAAAGTACATACCTTTTCTAAATATTAATGTGTTCCACTATAAAAAAATATTAAGGGAATTAATCAATGAGTGATTTTTTTGAATCTGAAATTGTTCGTGAGGAAATGGAAGATATCCATGAACTCCAGCAAGAAATTTATGGCCAATTAATGAATATTAATGACCTACCACATGAAAAAAAGAAGGAACATATTGACCAATTGATGGAATTGTTAGATAAGCAACGTGTGATGTATGCAAGATTGTCTCTTTCAGACGATCCAAAAGCAATTGAATTAAAAGATCAATTGCAAAAATCAGTAGTTCTAATGGGTTTCCCAGAAGACACTGATATCCGCACATTGTTTGACCATATGTACGACACTATAAAGTCACTTGATAAATTTGTTGACAAGTGATAGATGATCTGTTATAATACTTTTGTTGGGTTGACGAACTCAACGGGGAGTGACTGAATAAACTTTCTGGCATATAGCTGGTTAAGGTGACGAGACACAGGTGGTGCTGCTACTCGCAAGAGTAGAATCGA